GATGGACACCTAAGCATAGTTTTGAAGAACTTGTTAAAATGATGGTAAAACATGATCTAGAATGAAGATTTACAAAGTACACATGATATTGACATTGGTGATGCCAAGGTTAAAAAAATATAAACTAGAAGATTACAATAGTTCTACACCAATAATATTTGTTGAAGCAGAAAATCCAGATGACGCTTGCTATAAAGCAATGCACAAGCTTGCGGGTAAAATACTACGATCAGATCATTCTATAGAAACTTTAAATTTTATAAAAGATATTTTTCATGACATAAGAATAGTAAAGATTGAAGAACCATGAAAAGAAACTACGATGATCCCGTTTACAAAGACTGGAGAGTAAAAGTATACAAAAGAGATAATTTTAAATGTCAAATGCCGGGATGTAAACGTACCAATTATTTAAATGCTCACCATATTAAAAAGTGGGCAAGTGCCTCTATGTTGAGATACGATATTGATAATGGCATAACATTATGTAAGTATTGCCATAAAAAAGTTACAGGTTGCGAACAACATTATCAAGGACTATTTCAAAGCATAGTGAGAAGAAACAATGGGTAAATATAAAACCGCTCCGGGTTACACCGTAGTAAGAGACACAAGAGAACAACAAGGTTATTTTTTTAAAAAGTTTAATACATGCCAAGGGACAGTTCAAAGGAAGCTTGACACTGGTGATTATTCTATACTAGGAATGGAAGACAAGGTTTGTATAGAAAGAAAAGCGAGTGTATCTGAAATAGCACTTAATTTAGGTAAAGGTAAATATGCTTTCTACAATGAAATAGAAAGAATGAGAGACTACGAACATAAATTTATAGTTTGCGAATTTTCTATGCAAGATGTCATGAATTTTCCACAAGGAGCAAACATACCAAAAGAGTTAAAGGATAAAGTAAAGGTAACTGGCAAATATATATTAAGATGTTTAATGGAGTTTGCTGTTTTCAATGACGTTCATGTTGTTTTCGCTGGTAGTGAAAGAGGTGCATTTGATTTAATCAGCAGTTTATTAAAAAGGATTAATGAAAAATATACTATAGGGCGAAAATCATGACCAACAACAGAGACACCGTGGGCGAAATCCACTCTTACAATATAGATGTAAGAAATAGAGACATATACATAAATGAATATGACGATTCTGGAGAATCTGCGGGTGTGGATCATAGAATGCTACAAACCTTTATCAAAAACTTAAATATACTTAAAAAACAAAGCAAAGAACCTATAACTATACATATGCAGACGGCAGGTGGTTGTTGGTATTCGGGTATGGGAATATACGATTGTATTAAAAATTGCAAATGTAAAACAACTTTTATAGGATATGGTCAACTTTGTTCAATGGGTACTCTGATTATACAGTCTGCTACAAAAAGAATGATTACTCCTAGTTCTATCTTTATGTGTCATTTTGGGTCAAGCGATTTAACTGGTGATTATTTAAGCTCACAAAATTACGCTTTAGTTGATAAGCGGAATGCAGAAACTATGCTAAGTATATACGCAGAAAAGAGAATATAACTTATCAAAAACTAAATCATATATAAAAAGGAAACTTTACAGCGGAGACTGGTATATGAGCGCAGAAGAGGCTATATACTATGGATTTGTTGATGGTATATATTAATGAATAAACTTAAAAAAATAGATGAAGCTTGGTTAAAAATAGATGTAGACGAAAAGGAGTTATTTAATCCCACATCAATTCTAAATTCTTCAGATGAAGAATTTCACTTAAAGCTTACTTGGCTTATGACTAGGCCAGAATACTTTTCTTTTTTAGTAAAACAAATATTTAACATACAGCTACTACCTTCTCAGGCGCTTATTTTGTATGAACTTTGGAATCGCAAATTTCCAATGTTAATAGCTAGTCGAGGTTTTGGTAAATCTTTTATCTTATCTCTTTATTGTATGTTAAGAGCGCTCATACTTCCGGGTAGAAAAGTTGTAGTAGTAGGTGCTGCCTTTAGGCAGTCTAAAGTTCTTTTTGAGTACATGGAAACAATCTGGAATAATTCACCAATATTAAGGGATATATGCGATGGGAACAGTGGACCGCGCCGTGACGTTGACCGTTGTGTTATGCGTATTAATGATTCCCGTGTTACCTGTTTACCTTTGGGTGACGGACAAAAAATTCGTGGTCAGCGTGCTAATGATATTATTAGTGACGAATTTGCTAGTATACCGCGAGATATTTTTGAAACGGTTGTCGCTGGTTTTGCTGCTGTTAGCTCGGACCCTATTGAGAATGTCAAAAGATTGGCCGCAGAAAAAAAAGCGAAAGAGTTAGGTGTAGACTTAGTAGATAAAGACGAAAACAAACTAGAAGATAAAGACAATCAAATTATACTTTCTGGTACAGCTTATTATGATTTTAATCATTTTGCCACATACTGGAAAAGATGGAAATCTATTATTAAAAGTAAAGGTAATCCAACAAAACTAAGAGAGGTTTTTGGAGGTGAAGATGTTCCAGATAATTTTGACTGGAAAGAATATTCCATAATGAGAATACCTTATGAATTATTACCAGAGGGTTTTATGGATGCGTCACAGGTTGCTAGATCTAAAGCAACAGTTCACGCTGGTATTTATCAAATGGAATTTGGCGCAGTATTTACCCGAGATTCAGAAGGTTTTTTCAAGAGATCTCTAATAGAATCCTGCGTAGTGAACGAAAAAGAACCCACAAAAGATTCAAAAGGTAATGAAATTATTTTTGAAGCAAAGCTAATAGGAGATCCAAACAAAAAGTATGTATTCGGCGTTGACCCTGCCTCTGAAGTAGATAATTTTAGCATAATTGTATTAGAATTAAACGAAGATCATAGACGTATAGTGCATTGCTGGACCACAAATAGGTCTGAACACAAAGAAAAGGTAAAAAGAGGCTACTCTACAGAAACAGATTTTTATTCATATTGCGCTAGGAAAATACGAGATCTTATGAATTTATTTCCGTGCGTCCACATTGCTATGGATGCTCAGGGTGGGGGTATTGCAGTTATGGAGTCTTTGCACGATAAAGACAAACTAAAGGACGGAGAAATAGAGATATGGCCTATTATTGACGAAGATAAACCCAAAGATACAGACGATCAAAGAGGTTTGCACATATTAGAGATGTGTCAGTTTGCAAAATACGAATGGTTAGCAGAAGCCAATCACGGTTTAAGAAAAGACCTAGAAGATCAAGTTATATTATTTCCTAGATTTGATTCCGTTACAGTCGGTATATCAAATATAGAAGATGGAATGAAAGGCAGGATGTATGACACTTTAGAAGAATGTGTTATGGATATTGAAGAATTAAAAGATGAATTATCTATGATACAAATGACACAAACATCAAACGGTAGGGACCGCTGGGATACCCCAGAAGTTGTCGTTGCCGCTGGTAAAAAAAGCAAAATGAGAAAAGATAGATACTCGTCTCTAATCATGGCTAACATGGCGGCTAGAAAAATTGCCAGAACCCCAACGCCTGAAGAATATAAATTTTTCGGAGGCTTTGCGTCTACTTTAGTTAAAGATTCAAAACAAAAGAGTAAAGAAAATATGTTTTCTGGTCCTAATTGGTTTACAGATAACATGAAAGATATTTACTAAATTGTGTATAATAAGATAACAATCCGATTGAATCTAATTACATACAAGGTTAAAAATGCACAACGAAAAATCTCTAATAACTTGGAACGACTCTGACGCTTCAAGTAAAGCGATGGCATTTCAACAATTTTCGGAAGCTGGTGATAGTTATGCAGGAGTAACAAAGGGAAATCATTATAGAGATTTTAAAGATATTGAACCAAATAAAACAGTTAGGCCGGGGTTCAGGTCTTCTGATTATTATGCCTTTAGACCAGATGAGCGTGTACCCTATAGGCAAAAACGTGCGATTAAAATGTGCATGGATGCTTACGAAAAAGTAGGTATAATTAGAAATGTTATTGATTTAATGGGTGATTTTGGCTGTCAAGGAATAAATATAGTTCACGAAAATAAAAGTGTGGAAAAGTTTTATCAACAGTGGTTTAAGAAGTGTAACGGAAAAGAAAGATCAGAAAGATTTTTAAATCTTTTATATAGGGCTGGTCAGGTTCCTGTTTACAGGAGTTATGCAAATCTTACGCCAGAGGTAGTAAAATATGTAAAGTCAATTGGACAAGACATAACTGTTGAGGTTCCTAATTTTGAAAAAAATCAAATACCTTGGAGGTATAATTTTTTTAATCCAGTATCTTTAGAGGTAAAAGATAGTAATATAAATCTTTTCTTGGGTACTAAGAACTTTCAAATATCACCATCCAGCTTCTTGGATAACTTTAAAGATGGAGCAATACCCGCACATCTATTAGACACATTGCCTGTAGATATAAAACAAAGGATAAAAAACGGCGAGAGGAAAATTACATTAGATCCAGAAAGACTTTCTATGTTTTATTACAAGAAAGACGACTGGAGCAATTGGGCAAACCCTCTTATCTACGCTATTCTTGACGACGTAATAATGCTTGAGAAGATGAGGCTTGCTGATTTATCTGCTCTTGATGGGGCGATTTCTAATATTAGACTTTGGACTCTTGGTAATTTAGATCACAAAATATTACCAAACAAAGCGGCTATAAATAAATTAAGAGATATCCTTCACAGTAACGTTGGCGGGGGAACTATGGAGCTTGTTTGGGGTCCAGAATTAACTTACACTGAATCTAACAGTCAGGTTTATAAGTTCTTAGGATCTGAAAAATATAATTCTGTACTCAATAGTATTTATGCAGGTCTAGGTGTTCCTCCAACTCTTACTGGGATTGCTGGAAACGGCGGCGGGTTTACAAATAACTTTATATCCTTAAAAACGCTAGTTGAAAGATTACAGTATGGTAGGGATCAGCTTACTGCTTTCTGGGAGAAAGAGTGTGAGATTGTTAGAAAAGCTATGGGCTTTAGAAAATCTCCACATATCATGTACGATCAGATGAGTCTTTCCGACGAGTCTTCAGAGAAAAACTTGTTGATACAATTAGCCGATAGAGATATCATTTCTCATGAAACAGTACTTGAAAGATTTAAGGAAGTTCCTTCTGTCGAAAAAATGAGACTTAGAAGAGAAGATAAAGCAAGAGATTCAGAGACATTACCTGAAAAAGCTGGTCCTTTTCATCCTCCACCAAAACCACAAGACATGGAAAATGATGAGGTAAATTCTAACAATTTAGAAAAAATTAATGATGCAGACCCGTCAGCAGGAAGACCGTTATTTAAAAAAGATGAAGAACCAAGAAAAAAAAGAATTGAGAAACCAAAATCAAAACCGGGAGTTGCAGAATTGATTACTTGGACCAATGAAACTTTTGACAAAATTTCTGAAATAACAACTGCTGCTTATCTAGCAATTTTAGATAAAAAAAATATGAGAGCTTTATCTAAAGCTCAGTGCGAAGAATTAGAAAATTTAAAACTTCATGTTTTATCAAACCTTGAACCTCTCTCTTCTGTTTCTACTTCTGATATACAAAAAGTGATCGGGTCTACAAAAAAGATGCCCAAAGAGCTTTCTTCACTGATGGAAGAATTAAATATTAATCTAGCAAAACTTAACACAGAAAACTTTAGAAGACAGGCAATTTCTTGCTATATTCAACATGTTTTACACATTTAAAAGTGTTTTTTTAAAAAAAATATTTTTTTGTGTATATTAATTGTAGAGGTGATACATGACTATAAAAATATTCCAAAACGAAATAAATGACGGCATTGGCGAACTCGTAAAGAGTACGGCTAGCGTTGCGTATTGTTCTGAAGCTACGGTCTGTAGGACTGATATAGCTCACCCAGAAAATACCGTTGTTAATAAGATAGTCGCAGAAAACAAAGACCAAATTGATCTATATTATTTAGAATCTGTTTTGGTTTCGTGTGGCTGGAATAAGAATGACGATGTGTTTATGCCAGAGGCAACTTGGGCAGCTAGAAACACACCTGAAGACAAACAGTTTAATTTTATGCACGATGAGAATGATATCATCGGACATATTACTGGTAGTTATGTTTTAGGTAAAGACGGAAAGGCGATTTCTGATGAGTCAGATATTCCTAAAGATTTTGACATTATCACTCAAGCTGTTCTTTATAACAGCTGGACTAATAGTGAAAATAAAGAAAGAATGGAAAAAATAATATCTGAAATAGAAGAAGGTAAATGGTACGTCTC